CTACTTAACATTTAATAAACATTGCTCAATCTCTTTTAACAATTGCTCCGCACCCTCACGACTTAAAATAATTTTACCACCTGCAAGCCGAAGATTGTTATCAGAAACTTCGCCAGTTACTTGACATGCCATATTTGGTTTATATTTCTTTAAAATAATAAGTTCATCATCAACAAAAATTTCTAATGGGTCTTTTTCAGCGATACCTAAAGTACGGCGTAATTCAATAGGAATAACAATGCGACCTAACTCGTCAAGTTTACGAACAACCCCTGTTGATTTCATTGGTATATCCCCCAATCTCTTTTTACTATATTTTACATTTTAATATAAAAAATTACAAAAAACAAAAAAATCCCCCGCCAAACGGCAGGGGGAACTATTTCTTCAACACATTTTTCGCAAATCGATGCAACATCAAAAACATTTGAGCACGTGTCACTGGTTCATTACGACGATCTTGCGCCACAACCCCGTGTTGCTTCAAAAATTCAAACGCTGCATCGACTTCTTTGTCGTATTGCGTTTTTGCTTGTTCTGGCATCTTCACTGCCTCCTTTTTCTTCTTCAACCCGAACGCTTTCACGATACCTTCCACATGGCCACTTGCGATTTTCAAAATGAATTCTTGTGATTTCAATTTTGTCGCATCACTTGCGTTGTCGATGAATAGATTTTCTGTCAGAAGCGCCGGCATCTTCGTTTCACGAAGAACAGCATAGTTTGCGCGTTTCTTTCCTCTGTCTTTGACGTTGCCAATAGCTTTCATGATTTCCGCATGAATCACGTTTTGATACGCAATTGTTTTTGTACTGACGTTGCCGTTGTGAATATAGCTTTCGAAGCCTGTGCCGCCCCCTGCGTTGATATGAATAGATAAGAAAAAGTCTGCTCCAGCTTTATTTGCAATTGCTGCTCGTTCTTCTAATGATAAGTAACGGTCATCGCTACGAGTATAGATGACTTCTACACCTTCATAGTCAGAAAGCATGTCGCCAATCATCAAACCGATCTTCATCGTTAAGTCTTTTTCCCTCAAGCCATTCGCCACCGCGCCAGGGTCGCTACCACCATGGCCGAAGTCAATAACAATCTTCATTTTTTCTCCCCCCTTCCTTTCAAGATATCAACGGTTTGTTGTAGTCTATCTGGAACCGGCAGTCCCATCCTCCCCGCATTTTCGAGAATAGATACCAGCTCATTTGCGCAATAGAAAAAGATAGCCGCATCCCTAAACATGTGATTTGTCCCAATCGCTGTATCAACGAGATGTCCAACCGCAACCATGACGAAAATCATGATTTTTTTAGCAATTCCACGAAAGCCCACTTTGCTTGAAAGCTTTCTCTCTACTGCACCTGCTAAAAATCCAGTGGCATAATCAATGACAACTAACGTTATAAGCAAAATCAATACTTTTGACCATCCACCAAAAAGAAAACCGACGACAGCCCCGATTACAGCTGCGCCGGTTTTGTAAACAACCTCGAATCGTTCCATCACTTAACCTCTCTTTCTGTAAAAAAGACATAAAAAATACACCTTACTAGGTGTTATTTACTGTTGCGTATTATCGTCCAAAAACGCAATAAAAAAGAACCTACGCTGTATAAGGTTCACCTGTGATTTCTTCGTATTGTTCTGCTGTGATCATGCCTGTTTTCACAAAGATTTTCAAACTTTCATTCGTATAGGATGGATGACCGTTATCATAGAATCGTTTAATTGTATTAAACCACATCAGGAAACACCTCCTGCTTTCAATGTAGCAATCTCTAACATTAAATTTCCTGTTAATATTTCTAATTCAGTAATTTTTTCTTGCATAATTTCTGTTTCAGTTTTTGGTTTAATATAATCCACATAATCATAAAATAATTCTTTTGTAATCACATTAATTTTTTTAATCGGAAGCTTCCCCTCAATAAATTCAGGGGTTGGCTCTTCGTTTACAAATTCTAGAATAATTCCGTTGTTTTTCGTTTCATCGTCTAACATGTCAGGTGAGTAATGAGTTAATTCTACTGTCATAATTCCATTTTCGATTTTACCGTTATAAAACACTTTCATATAGACCACCTTTTCTTCTATAATTTTTGAGCTAATTGTGCTCGTCCATAATCAGGGCTTTCATTTGACATAATCATAAATAAACCATTTTCAACATGTTGTGCATAATAAATAGGAATAACACTAGTGTCATCAAAAACAATTGTTTCAACAAGCGTTCCTGTTGATTTATTAAATTTCATTATTCTCTTAGTAGTATTATACACAGCAACATATACATAATCGCCATCCACAGTTAATCCACATACTGTATCATTGGTTGAAAAAGCATATTCCCATGATATTGTATAAGAGCTAGTTGACAATCCACCAATTTTTTTTGTTCCATTTCTACCTATTAAAAATACTCTATCGGTATTCAAATCTGCTTTAAAAGATTGAGCTGTATTAAAAGAATTATCAATAATACCACTGCTTACACTGCCAGTGTTAGACATAGTATTCATATAATAATCTACCGAAAAATATAAGCGTCCTGAATTATTAACACAAATACTACCAGCACTGTAAATAGCAGTAGGCCACTCTGATGTATAAGACGCCATTTGATAGTAGTTTTTTCCTGATGATCTCTTAAATAATGCAACATAATATTTATATGGATTAATAGTACCGCTTAGATATACACGTTCAGAAATAATAGCAATATATTGACCGTTCGGACTTAAACTAGCAGATCGGATATCATATGCTGTAGGAGACATACTTATTTCTGCATAAGTTCCATCAAGTGAGTAAATTCTTACTTTATTAGAATAAGCAATTATCCATGTTCCATCATCTGCTATACCTGTACCATAATCACACAAATCAGTAAGTGTTGTTGATAAAGTCGATACAATATCTTGTAAAACAGTATCGTATATTACAGCTCTGAAGCTATCACCACCAATATCTTTACCGACCATAAGAATATAACGTTTATTAGGTGAAATATATAATTCACTTATATCGTAACTGCTATCTGCAAAAACTGTATAAATATTTGAGCATATCCAATTAGTTTTAAATGCACCTGTTTTGAATTCGTTTGGTATCGAAGTAATAGATTGTATTTTACTAGCTAAACTACCAAATGTATCGCTGCCGCTTGCGCTAACGCCCTTGTCAGTAATGGCGGCAGCGATTTGGTTTTTTCCATTACTGACAGATGTAAAAAGTTCATTGATTGCTGCAACGAGAGTACTTTTGTTGTTTGTCAATAAAGCTGATTTATCCCCGATACCATGTGCCGCAGTATCAGCCGAATGCGCAGCAAGAGCGTCGTTGACCTGTTTGACCGCGTTTGCTGTCGCCGATTTCGTTGTACTTGTGCTTGAAACAGAGTCATCTAATTGAACAATCCCCGCCGCGCTTGTGCTTGCCGTTGGTAATTGTGAAACCGGAACTTTCGTGCTTCCGTCAAGCGTGGCAACACCATTGGCTGCCCCTTTTTGGCTCGCTGGAATAGCGTCTGTGATTCCATACCCAGACAGCGTTGTCGGTTTGCTTGTGATCTCTGCGAATGTATGTGTATGTCCTGTCGGACTTGCTCCGACATCGGCAGCGCTGAGGGAAACGGCTCCTATTTTCCCATTTACACTTGTGATAGTATTTCGTTGCGCCCCAGCCTCAATACCATCGAGCTTCGCTTTATCCGCCGCAGACATTCGTCCGTTTTGGGTAGGAGAAGCGACTTTCACTACTTCAACGTCCAAAATATCAAAGTTTTGATTCAGGTCATCGATGTTGACGACGTCTGTTCCTTCGGGTTTTTTCAAACCTAAGTTCCCTGTAAGCTGCATCTTTCTCACACTCCTTCATCGTATACTTTGAGTTCGTTCCACGTCTTATTTTGAGCTTGATTCCATGTGAGATTTTTAACTGCATCCCACACCGTATATGTGTACCTAAAGCTGTACGCCAAATGAGCAGGCTTGATCTGCTCGAGCATTTCAATAAACCCCGCCATATTTGGCGGAATTCCCTTCACACCGATGAATTTCACCTCAAACCGGTACTCAGCCGGATATTCGATGACATCCACTTCGCCGCCACTGAATGCTGCAGCTGCATCAATGATCATTTGTTTTGTTGTAGTTCCCGCTCCACGAAGTTTAGCCTTAAGCCGTTCCCGGCGCCACTCAATCGGCTTTGTTGAGTCAATAGTAAGACCAAGTTCGGACTCCCAAAAAGACAATCCCCATGTCGCTGTATCAATGGAAAACTGATTTGGCAGATTATTAATCTCAGACAAAAGCTGTCCGAGTTCTTCTCCCTTTGTACTCATGATTTGTTGAAACTCTCGAATAACACGATAATAATCTGGAAGGTACTGAAACAAGTCAACTGATTGGGATGGCAATGAATTTTCTTGATTATCTGTTCCAAAAAGAGTCGTACCATATAAAGTTTGACCGTACATTCATCACACCCCTTTCAGTTGATTCCAGGTGATTGGACCTTTGGGCATGAAATCCGCTGCATGTTTTCCGTCCACGGTATCAGCGTTTTCTGCTTGATCTACTGCCCCATCATTATCCGTGTCGTATATAGATTTGAGCATGTCTCCAACGGATTGAGCAGCAAGTAGAAGCTGATTTCCGGCAGCTGTTCCGATATAAAGTTTTTTTGTGTCCGTGCAGTATCCGAGCTCTCCTACATCAAGCGTAGGAAGCTGGGTCTCCAATCCTCGACGAACTTTGATGAGTACATTTCTTGGCATTGGCCGTCACCCCTAACCTTAGAACGTTCCTCCATCGACAACCGCCACCATGAGCCGGTTTCCATTCGCTGAATCGTAGACAATGCTGCTACCATCAATATTTGCCGCAACACCGTTTGCATTGACCGTTATTCCTCGATACGCCTTCACTTCGATTGAATCAGCTAAAACATTGATTCCGTTTCCAGCCCCAACGTGCAGGGTGACTGTATCCGCTTGACCGCCGCCGGTAAGACCATTGCCGGCGGTGATGGTTTGCAGCGCGCCACCGGTTCGCACCCATGCCGTACCGTTCCAGCTATAAATCTTTTGTTCATCATCTACATAGCACGTCCAACCGATTTGCGGCGTGTATAAACCCCATGTGGAACCGTTCCATTCCGCGATCTTGTTCGTCTGTCCCGACCATGCTCCTGTCGCTCCAGATGGGATAATGTATCGATCGCCGACTGCCGGTGTAGTTGGCGGCGTTGTAGTGGTGCGGTTTTTCACGCTCGCTTGCGGCTCAATGTTGCGCTTCGCAAGTTCAATCTCATTCCTGATTTTTTGTGCGCTCCAAAGGTCTGTCGGGCCGGTTCCGGAATCGTTGATTTGGCGATGGATTGTCGCATTGTCGATATGGTCTCGGATTTGGGCAGCCGTGGCCGTCTTTGTGCCATCCGAAACCTTATTGACACTACCGTTCGTCACATCAGTCTTTTTCACTTTTGCATAGTTCGTCCCATCTGCAATGTCGTCAACGGTTCCGTTCAAGTCGGTGAGGTTTTTCACGCTGATTCGTTGCCATGCCGTTCCCGAATCCAAATACAGATACCCATCATCCGTGGCAAAATAAAATCGTCCAGCCGCCGAAGCATTCGGGCGATTCGCCAGAGTCCCAGACATGGCACGGCCGACAAATGTGTTTTGCGTCCCATCTCCGATATACACTTCTTTTGTGTCTGTACAAAATCCCATTTCTCCTTGCTGCAAAGGACCGTATGCATCCAGTTGTGCCTTGGTTCCTCGTTTAATCCGTATGGTTTGCGGCATATTCTTTTACCCCCTTACAAATGTTCCGCCGTCGATAATCCCCTCGGCTTTGTATCGCTCCAATTCCGTTTGTGTGGCTGTGATAGCATCCTGCAAAGCATTCACGTCATCAGCTTCGACCGTATCGCCGGGCGTCTCGTATGAAACATACAGTTTCGGAACATCCGCAAAAATTTTGATCGACATGCGCCATGGGCGTTCGGACGGAACCGACAAAACGAATTGGTCGATGCGATTCCCTGTCATTTTTGATCCTGTATACACACGGACTGTGTCTTTCACAACGTTGTCATGGCGCAATTCCCCTTCATACACGCCATCGACAGGAACAACTTCTTCTTCAATCGCATACCGATTGCCGTCGGGCTTTTTATTCAGTTTGATTGGAAATTGGTCAATTTTCTCCGGGTACGCCAACCACTACACCCCCAATACAACCGAACCAAGAACAGGCACCTCGTCATCTTGAAGCGCAACATTAGCTGTGCCGCCGTTCAGTGTCAACTCGCTGTAGTCGATTACGCCTGGCGTGTTTAACAGGAGAGTTCCGATTTTCGCATAGCTAACGTAGGTTGTTGAAAAAGCTGTTTCCTGCAGGTATTTGCGACACTGTTGGGCAAATACATCTTGTACGTCTTGTAATGTATATCCTGACGCAAGAACAACGGTTGCGGAAACATCGATGGGCTTTCCTGTTGCGGAAACAACTGTCACCGTTGCTCCGATTGGTCTCACTTGTTCGATATATTCACTCACTTGTGCTACTAATTCATTAGCTGCCGGCTGCATATCATTGTTAACAATCGTTACTTTTATAGTACCCGGTCCATTCCAAAGAGGCGTTACTTTTGCCGCACCAACACCAACAACTTCTGTCGCCCATCGCTTATAATCATTTGCATTCCCACTAGTGCCAGGCTCTCGTACTTTTTGCAAAAATCGTTTTCGAAGTGAATCATCACTCTCTTCATCCTCGCCAGGAATGAGAACATCCGATAATATCGCCGTTCCCAACCCTTCAATTGGTTCTACCGGGAGCAGATTTCCAAATTCCTGATTCCCTACACTACCTGCAGTTTCTGCCCGCATACGAAACTGACCATCTACTATTTTTTCAGTAGCTACATAGACCATATCATTAAGCCTAAATCGGCTTCCGATTGGTACGTTGAACGGTGACGCATTTTCGTCAGTAAATATACCTTTTCGAATTGCAGATGTGGCTTCTTTTTTGTAAACACCAAAATCGGCTGCACGACGTTTGAGATATTCACCTGTCGATGTTTCACCAAACGCCAAACGCAAAATAACATCCAACTCCGTATACATCTGTGCCAATTCCATCGCAGCAGGCGCCAATGCGTCATAAATGATGGAACCTTCTTGTTTATCAACATCATCAGGCACTTGGTCGAGCATTCTTTGCAAAATAGCCTCAAACGTTTGATGCTCAAACAATGCCGTTCACCTCCTTGGACATTTCTATTTTTCCGTATACAGTTTGACACACGAATGAGGCGATAGCCGAATCTCCTTGGAATTGGATGTTCATATCTTCAACTGATAGGACGCGCGTATCCTGTAGAACGGCTTCTTCAATTCTTCGTGGCAATTCCGCCTGGACAAAAAGCCTTTCCTTCCCTGTTAAGTTTTCGAAGCCGTAGTCATCGCTATAAATTAGATGTTTAAAACGTTCAGTACTTAGCATTTTGAAGATGGATTGTTTGATAGCTTCTAGCCCATCAATCATCCCCGCACATCGCCCGTTTTCAAAGTCCAAGCGATAAGTTTTACTAGGCAAAGTAGAGGCATCGTTCACTTCCAAATCTTCGAGCAAAATATCTCCAGAAGGCAGAACCATCACTTCACCACCTTATCCAAAACAATGAATTGCTGACCGCCCTGCACACGCAGCAAAACCACTCTATCTCCCCTTCTTACATTCGCCTGATCTACACGTTCCGTGATCACTAAAAAATCTTCCGTCAGTCTCAACTTTTGATGTATTTGAATCTCAAGAGGGCTTTCGGATACAACTGTGCCAAACAAAACATTAACCGGATTTGTCGCTTCCACAGATTTCACAGCAACAGTTTTAATCAAATCTACTAAACTCATCAGATCACCTTCAATTCTAGTGACATCGTGTGTACGCCACCTTCCCAGGTATGCGTGCATTCATCGACGAGAAAATATTGTTTGATGCCAATTTTCTTCAAATATATATATACAAAACATCCTGCGCGCACTTTCCAATGACCGAGGCAGTTGAGTTTTAGCGTTTTCGTCTCCCGATTCCGCAATTTAATCAGCTTGTCTAACAAATCCTTGATTTGTGCCGCATTCATTTTCTCATCGACTTTCCGGAATTCTTGAAGTCTACCCCACTTAGCGATATTCGCACTGTCTTGAGCAATATAAACTTCCCGTTTGCCCGTATCCTTGTTATCCTGCACCAATTTGATGCGATTGTATGTTTCATCGTCAATCGATTTCTTATAGTCAAAATCAAAAAGCAGACTCTCTTCTCCAATATAGAAGTCGTCTGCTCGAATAGCCATGTTATTGATATTTCGTAATTCCAATGAGCCAAAATTATCAAAAAGCACATAATTTCGATTGGTTGCGATTAAGGTAGAATCTAAAAACTTTGATACCACATCCAACGCTTTTTTATTGTCTTCTACCATTGCCGGTACTTTATATCCTGTTTCTTCAAACGTTCCGATTTTTAATCCTGCATCGGCAGCAATTTTCTTTATACCGGCCGTGGCAGTAGTAGCAGAAAACACAAACGTGTCATTGTACATGAGATATCGCAGCTGATCGTATGCTTTCACACTGAAATCACTACTAGCATTAAAGCTTGTTTCAAACACATAGCCGTAGAAAATCTTGTATGATCCATCTGTTACACGAATCACTGCTCCGCTATTAATCGGGAATTTCGTTGGATCCTCTAGCACTAACTTCGCATCTAATGTTCCTGCTTTGCCAATCCGATTTGTTTTCCATTGAACACTTGAAACCGGCATGTCCCACACTGTACCATCACGATTATCAATCAATACTTCCACTATTTATTTCACCCAACTCGGAGGAATCTTCAGCACCAGACCAATTGGAAGTTTACGCAATTGGCTGTCTTTAATCCCGTTTAATTTTTGCAGTTCTGGATAGTTGCTTCCCTTCCCTGTGTAATATTGCGCCACCTTCCATAAACTGTCCCCTTTTTTCAGAGTGTATGTTGTCGGTTTAGGTTTCGTGTTTTGCCGCGTCGGGGTGTTCTTCACGACTTGCGGTGGCGCTGTTGTCGTTTTCGGTTTGACTACTTTCATTTTCTTCGGACTGAATGGCACGTATTTTTTCAGTTCAAGCGAAAAATTCACATCCTCGCTACCGAACGATTCATCATACTCAAATCTTTCGATCGTGACTAATTCGTTGATCGTAAACGAACCATTCACATAGATGTAGCGAACCGGTTGCCTATTTGCCATCCACTTCTTAATCAAGTCAATATAATATTTCGGTTGTTTAAACGTTGTTCCCGAATAATGGGAGGGTTGAGCAGGGAAAAACGATTCAAGGGAGAAGCTTTCAAGTTTCATGTGTTTCGGAACGTTTACGCGCCCCAGCGATGCGATTGTAAACTCCTCCCCGTCTCCTTCTGTTTTCACATTCACTTTTTCGGGGTTGATCGGCAACCGAAACATTTCACGATCGTTGATAGAAAAATAGATAGCTCGCTCCATCACGAGTACACTCCTTCAGCCGATCTCGCAATTTCGTTGACCATGCTTTCTTCGAATTTTCTAATGAGTTTGTTGACGTCCACTTCATTCCGAATATCACCGGTTTGCACTTGAACCGTCGGCGTCAAGGTGATGAAATTTTGAATGGACTTGATCGTTGCTAACTCTTTGAATACCTGCAGATCCTCTTCCGCAATATTAATCTCGTCGTCAATTTTCCCAATTTTATCGAGCTTCCCACCAGTAGGGTTCTTGTTTTTTTCATCTCCAAGTGGATTGGTCATCCCCGGACTGTTAGCGATTTGATTTCCAAGAGTTTGAGAGGGCAGCTGCTTGAATGGATTATCTGTTTTCCCGTTAGGAATTAGACTTTTCGCTTTATCCAGCACCCCTGCCAGTTTATTGGACACACTCTTACTGACATTAGCACCAGCTGCATTTCCTGCAGCAAACGCATTAGGAATGCTCATTAAGTTCATTCGCGGAATACTGACTACATTTCTGCTACTTGTAGGAGCTTTGAGATTTGCAGCAAAGTTTCTCAATCCACTTGAGATATTGCTTACCGACCCAGCGCTTAATTTACCAACTGTACTAATGTTTACGCCTGGTATTTTGTTAAGTACTTTGATTAAGCCGTTAACTGCGCTAATTGCGATATTTGCTCCGGCAACAAATGCTCGAGCCAGCGCATTTGCAGCACTATCAAAAGAACCAGCTAACGCTGCCATATTATCAATGACCATTTTCGCTAAGTCATAAAATAACTTCTTAACTGCGTATGTCGGGTCGATGAATACATTAATCAAAAACTCTGCCAAAGCCGCAAATAAATTCCATATATTTAAAACATTATTCCAAATAAAAGCTCCTAGCGCCGCAAACAATCCAGTGATAAACCCGATGACCGCAGCCGTTTGGTCTGCCCAAGCTACCGTCGCGTAAATGACCAAAGCGAGTAGTGCAATAATCCCCAGCAATACCCACGTGGCTGGGGAGCTAAGCATAGCTGCATCGTATACCCATTTTGCGGCTGCTGCCATGAGGGTAGCTGTTCGCACTATCAACCATTTCGCCGCAAGGCCGAGTAAAATGAGACCAATCCCAGCTAAAATCGATCCAATCACAATCAGAATAGGCGCAACCCACGCCCAATTTTCTTCAAAAAACCGACCAACTGCCCCGATCACTCGGTATAAAAACTCAAGCGTGTCGAAGACGAAGTCCATCCCTGCAATAAAGACTTTAACAAAAAACATGGCATGCTCCGCCATGACCGCAAACGCATCTGAGTTCACGAACTGGTTGAACCGAATGAACAGAGGTTCAAATGCACGAAATGCCCAGTTTTTAAACATGGTCATGGCGTCGCCAAATGTTAACGGCATGTTTTTGAATTTCTTTTCAATTTCATCTGCCGCATTAAAGAGTGCGGCTTTGATGATATCAGCCGTAATCGTTCCGTCTGCTGACATTTCCTTTAATTCACCTTTTGTTTTGCCGGTGAAATCAGCAATTGCTTCTGCAAGCAACGGCGCATTTTCCATGATGGAACGAAACTCATCGCCTTGTAGTTTTCCTGCTGCCATCGCTTGCGTGAGCTGATACATACCCGCTTGCCGTTCGAAAGTAGATGCACCCGACACAGTGAAGGCCTTGCCCATCAATTCAGAAAATCGGATGATTTCATCATTGTTTTTAAACGCATCTTCTGCCAACAATCCTAATTTAGAAACGGAATTGGCCATATCGATATAGCCACTCCGGCTTTTTTGAGCTGCTTGATACACTTTTTCTTGCAGTTCTGCTTGTGTTTGCAAACCGTCATTGATGTTAGCTAAACGTGCAGATGTAGAAACATAAGCGTCTGATGATTGAACGAATGACTGAATTCCTGTTTGAATCCCTTGTAAGGCGGCAAAAGCTGCTGTCGATAATAAAAATGCGCCAAAAAACTCTTTAACAGCACCTGTTGCTCGACCGATTGGAGGAGGCAAACTGGTAAACTTCGACTGGAGTGGTGTTAAAGAGTTATCCGCCTGTTTGGAAGCTACAATCAAGCGTTCTAAATCAGCCGATGCGTTCGTAATCGCTTTACGCGCTTTTACTAACCCTTTTGTATCCAATTGATTCGCGGTTGCATCCATCTTTTCCATGACGCGAATGGTTGCATCCATCGCGCGAATCATTTTCATTAACGGTCCTGTCAATTTATCGTTTAGCGCTAACGTTGTTTGAACCCCAGCCATTCGCTCACCCCCTTATTTTACTTTTAATGCGATCATGTTCCTCTTTTTCTTTCTTCAGTTCTAATTGAATGCTTGCAATCACAAACGCTTTTTCTTTTCGGTCCATTTCTAAAAACTCATGCGGACGCCAATGAAAACGGTGGAGAGCCACATGCGCGTAGAACGCCTCTCCACCTTCTTCAATTAGTTTTTTGCTTCTTCAATCTCCTCGTCCATCGTCTTATCCAGTCCTGAAATTTCAGTGACTTTTTCAAGGATCTGATTGGCTTCTCCCAAAAGGAACATTTCAGAAAAGAGCTTGTCCGCTCCTAACACTCCGTAGGACTCCTGTAGTTCGCGATCGTTCAAATCAGGATAAACGATCGACGCTACACAAATTTCACGATTGTACTTCACGACATCAAATACTCGTTCCATTTTGCCGCCTTTGCCTGGGCGAAACTTAAAGCAGCGTTCGTTAATGGCATCGGCTTCACCGGCAGTCAACGGTCGGAGCATGATAGGCTCTTCGAAACGGTCCAGTTTTAGTGAAACATTTTCGCACGGTTTCACGTTCCCTTTTAAAAAGGCTTTAAACTTGCTCATACAACCAACTCCTCCTTAGCTAATGGTTTTGAATTGATCCAACAAATTGAAATCGTCAAATGTGAATGAGACTTCATCTTTCAGTACATCGTCTGAATCCCCATCCAACTTTGCAATCAACGTGCTATCTGGCACAATATTTTTAATGACAGCTGTCTGTTTTCCAGCCGCGCTTGTAATATCTGCGTTCACCAACATGGCATCAAACATCGGTGATTTTCCACTTTTCAAATATTCTAATGCCATAGCACGAATTTCTGGACGATGATAGTAATACGTCATATTTCCCTTGCCGTTCGCACCAACAATTTTACTTCCATTCATCCGCGCTCCCACACGCTTTACCTCAGCTTTGATATACTCAATGGTTGCATCGAATTTGATGATTTCAGCAAATTCATAAGACTTCCCATCAATCGTGATATATAACATCCCTTCTTTCGAAGAAATGGCGTCTTTTGACTCCATCACGCGTGGCATATTCATCACCTCCGGTTATCTCTACTTACATGCAACGGTCATGTAGAGTTTTTCCATCGCATCGACGAATTTTAGACCCATGTTCACCAGCACAGCGTCCTTTTCATCGCCTTGCTGAATGACGATTTCATCTGGATTGTAAGGCTCCAAAGCACCGACACGTACCAGTGGATCCAGCACTGTTTTCATAATTTCTTTTTTGAACAGGTTACGACCATCGTCGTTATTGTTTACCTTCCCGATGAAATATTTGGAATAGATATACTGCGTATTGTCTGAAACGATATCCATTTCGCGGACAATTTTGTTTTTGCGAAAATCTTGATTTTTTGTTGGCGTAAATGAACGGAACGTATTAATGTCTTGTTCTACAACGACCGCATCGCGATTGAATGTATAGACGATGTGGCCATCTTTCAACGCCTGTTCGATTTCCTCGTGTGTTTTACGCTCGCAATCTACCGCGCCCGGATATTCGGTATAGGTAAGCGAATTTGTTCCAGCGCTCGCATAGGCCGCCGCATACCAATACAGCGCTTCTTTTGCCGATAGCTGCTCATTTCCTTCAAGCGTAACACCGTTGAGAACGGAAACCACACCTTCATGATCGGCAGCATTGTAATTGTTGGTGACGAGCGTAACGTTTTTGCCGTAATTCTCACGCCATTCTTTTACTTTGAGCGCCAGCAGCGCTTTCACTGTTGAATCGTCCGTACCAACAGCGACCACCTTGAAATCTTGTGTATCAAGACCTGCCGCAAATTCAGCATACGCATCATTCGTTGTCGTTCCTGTTGTTCCGCCAGCTAGCGTCAACGTGACATCGGATATCGGCAGTTGCCCACTGAATGCAACAAACGCATTTGGCTGCAGTTCCGCGATATCCGCCACCGTTTGCGTATCAACGACAGCCCCGTCAAAGTATGTTTTCACCGTTGCGGTCCCATCTAAATTCACCGTAACGACGACAGAAATTTTATTACCGTCCAATCCAGCGTATTTGGCTGTAGCCGTTAATCCTCCACCGGTTGCTGTTGCTTTCGTTCCTTCACTGTTCAAATTAAAAATCAGCACTTGGCCAGTCGCTTTGAACGCTTCACGAACTGGAACAATGCTGCTTAAATCTTTCCCAAGCACTTCTTTAAACTTCGTGTTAGGTGTAACCTTCACAAATTTCCTCGTTTCGCCCCAGTCTAGTTTTAAAGGAATAGCCACTACTTCATTGGCATCCGGCACCGTTGTGTTTAGGCTATTCGTTTCAAAGTTGATATAAGCACCAGGACGAATTTTGTTTTGTGTTTTCCATGTGCCACCGGCCATTATTACTTAACCTCCTTCTTTTTCCATTCATTTAAGAGGGAATCCACTTCTTCTTTCGTGTACGTTTTCGTATCATCTAAAAGAACTTCAAGCAACAAACGGTTTTTTGCATATTCCGGTGCATGAAGAAAAGCCGATTTTCCATATCGCACTTGTTTTTCAGTTTGTTTGGCCAATCCAAACACCTCCTAACGTTTGCATCTTCGTTTCGTCCGTCACTTCTTGCAGGCGTATAGACACATCGAATGTGATTACAAGTGCATCGTCTTGTTTTACCCCTTCTAATCGATGCACATGATACTTGTTGGCGATATATTGGAATTCCGTTTGAAACGTTTCAAACACGTCATCGCATTCACTATCCACTTCGGTCGATTGTGGAAAATATACAACATTCCATGAATACGTCCGCCACACTTGTCCTTTGATTTTCCGTTCTTGTTCAGACTGAATCATACGTACAAGAAAAGCAGGAGTTTGAAGCCCCTGCTTAATTTTCTCGTCGTATACTCTAACATTTCCAAACACTTGTTTAATCTGTTGAATGATGAGTGCTTTAATCTCCAAAGATCCGCCTCATCTCCTTTTCGATCTCCCGTTTCCACATGTTCGGGGCGATTTTTTGTATGTCATTCATCGTGAGTTTCAACATGAACCGTCCTTCTACCCAGCCGACGGTTTGCCCGGCGATGACAATTCGATGTCCATTTTCGACAAAAGAAGCATATTCCGTTTGATTGTAAATGTGAATGTAATACGTATCTCCTTTGCTCAGCACATAATATTTCCAATTGTTTCTCAGATTCCCTGTATCAACTGGCGTTAGCTTTTTTACCTTTCGGATGGCCAACTGTGCAATACGTTGAGCGACTTTCATTTGCACTTGGTGAGCGATTTTATTGAGCTCCACTAAACGCTGCTTCAATAACCGCACTTCGCTGAATTCATAACCCATTATGCATAACCCTTTCGAATTAATAACACCTCTTGATGGGTTACATACACAAATGGCTCTTTTGCAGACTCATATTTTACTCCATCTACAATAAACTCATCTCCAGCTCGCACATCAAATTCGCTTGACATGAATAGTTTGACATAATACTGAATCGCATTCACTTCATCTTGAACCGTGTTGTTGAATGTTTGCATTCCAACAGTGGAAAGGCGACAAGGCACTCCTTGGTGCTTTGTCACCCAATCCATTCCATCCGCGCCGTTTAGCTTTTGATATTCTTCATAACGTCGAATTTCGGCTGTTTTATCGTACATGAATTCTACCGCCGATTTTGCTTTTAAAAAAATATCCCGAACCAACATGCTACCACCTCATTTTGCGAAAGCGATACAGCTGCGTTTGATACGTATTTAAGATTGCTTCTGTCGCTTTCTCTCCTTGACTTTTTTCAGCCGTATCAAACGCCACTTGTACATCACCTTCTTTAATGGACTTTACCACTTGCGATGAATCGGGATCATTTTTGCGTTCCAAACGAATCATATCGACAACCATGTTGGCATGTACATACTTCAGTTCGTCCGGGATATCATCGCGATTACAGAAATTTTTAATCGCTTGCCCCACTTCTTCAATATACAAGAGCAAGCGATCATCAGACGGTGGATTGTCCAGCTTGGTTTTGACAATATCAAGGACTGTCATCGTTATTCAGCTGCCTTCTCCGTCGGTTTCTTCGTCCCTTTTTCCGGCTTTTCTTCCACTTCTTCATATCCGGCTTTTTTAAAGGCAGCTTCTTGAACATCGTTGTTTGCGATTAAAATTTTACTTCCATTTTTAAACTTTTTCAAAATCGCTCACTCCTTACACTACTGGCTTTTGGTGTACGTAAATGGCGTTCTTTTTGTTTTCGAACACAAACGCATCATAACGGATTCGGCCTTCAACAAGCGTACCATTAATGCCTGGTGGATTTTCATGTGTAACGTAATCTGTTAGTTTAATAGGCGCCACCGTAGCCATTGGATGCGTAATAAAGAATTCCACGTTAGCTGGCAAGTAAGAAGAAGGTACTGTAATTAAAGGGATGCCGTCAATTTCCCCAACTTGCCCTTTCATCAATGCTGTTTGCGCTAAATCAGACGCTTTGATAAATGAAGGGTCCAAACGAATTTGCTTGTAGAAATTCGGACCAATGTAGGCCACACGGCCAACCAACGGCACTTTTAAGTCAGTAAGTGTTGTTGTTGCATCTAAGAATGCTTCATATGCGTTATCTTTTGTGATCGATGCCACAGCTGTATTCCCAGCATTTGCACAGATGACTGCAAAACGATAGATGTCCACTTCTGGAACAACAACCTCATCAATCTGACGAGCAAGTGCCTTGCCTGCTTCCATGACACCCATCGTATCTTGTTTTGATTTGTTATCAATTGTGAATGTGAAGGAACGGTCGCGCGTCACTTTCATTTCTTGCACGCTGTTTTCCAATTCGGCCGGCGTGCCATAACGATTGGTTCCTGTTGGTGTATAATCTTGCATCGGCACCGTTGGAACCGAGAACACTTTGACTGTTTCAACTCCGACCCATTCTAAATCTTGGTTGATGGCCCCCTCCGAAAGAGATTGCTTTTTAAAACGTTCATCAACATACGGTGCATACTTTTCAGCGTAGTTAATTGGCATAGTTCACAACCTCCTGTTTGTTTTAAATAGAATTAAATCCTGCTAAAAATGGATCTTCTGGTTCATTACCAGCGCTCGGGCTCCCCTCAGCCGGCTTGATACCTGTAATTTTTGGTTGGTTGCTGTCTTCAGGCACAAATAAAAAGGACTTGGTTTCTTGCAGTGTCTTTAACTGCTCATCCAGTCCTTTTTTGATGTTGCCGTTTTCGTCTAATTCAATTGCATTTTTATCGAGAAGCGAAGCAACTAAATCGGCGTCATGCACTTTTCCGTTGATCGCGAGTTTAATCGCGCTGTTGAGTTGCGTTTCTTTGATTTTTGCCTCATATGCTGCCTTCTCGTCTTTATATCGCTTCTCTAATTCCGCAAGCTTCGTTTGTAGCTCTTCATTTCCCTCAGCTTGCTTTTTTAGCTGTTTTAAGTCGTTGTCGCGCTGCTCAAGCTGCTTTTTCATATCATCAAGGTTGGCTTTCAACTCATCGACTTTTGTCTTGTGAGCTTCAACGGACTTCCCATGCTCGGCCATGATTTTGTCAATGGTTTCTTTCTCCAACCCCAAACTTTCAAGAAATTCGCGTTTCATTTCCATTCCTCCTGGCTACGTTTTTTTACGTGGTTACGGCCACGAACCCTTTTGTTCTTTAACGTCTACAAATAGTAAAAAGACGAGAGGAAATAAAAAAGCACATAACCGTTTTGTTTGGTTAGGTGCTTTTATCTAGCAAATTCTTAATCACTTGATATTTTTCTTGCACAACTTGTTTCAACTCTTCTTCTCCAATGTAGTCACTATAGTCTTGCCTATGAATCGGATCTGGTTCGTACCAACTGCATGCTTCCGAAATATCATCAAACGCATCGATATACTTTTCATCTAAATCTGCATTATCGAAATATGAGGCATACATAGCAGGAAAATCATAAGAAAATTGCTCTGGCGGCAAATCCCCTTCAAGATAATCTTCAACACACCTCAATAAATCATCCATCGATTTCCCTCCAGTCTTCTTTTGGTTTTGAACGAGCAACAATACTAACGATCTCACCGGTATCATTAGCTTGTATTACCGCAATGCCGTCTTTAAAATAAACCGTTTTATCTCCCTCTGCTTGATGATATCTTTTTCCTGTCTTAAGCACATCTAAAACATCTTCTTTTGTAAATTTTCTTTTTCCTTTGCTTTGTTTTTGACCCAGCACACGATTCACAGCATGTTCTTTAAAGGAAAATCCTTCATTTTTAAAATATTTAAAGGTATCATTCATTTTTTGAAGATATTGCTTGGAGTACTGTCCAGGATTCCTTATCTCCAGTGTATTCCCTTTGATGTGTCTATTATACCACTCATCATACGAAACGGAATCCACCAACCCATTCATCGACTGACGTTTTTCGCCATGTGTGTATTCCGATTCATCAAAATACGGAATCGTCGTCGTTCGGCAGCGTACATGAAACGGTGGTGCATTTGTTCCTGGTTTGTAATCTTTCACGTTATAAACCTTGCCGTCTTGGTATCTACAAATATCCGATGTTCGCATATCGAGCGTGGCCAAAATCTCATATTTCTCCATTCCCGCATCACGATAGCTGTTGTGCGCCGCCAAGTTATGAAAGAAGCTTGCTTCTGTTCGCACTAGCGCTTCAGCACGCGAGTATGCCACATCCGTCACTCTCACAATTTCTTTGGCCGTCCGATCGATGGACCGGCCGATGATGAAGCTTTGTTCGAGCGACTTTCGAATTTGTTGCATTGTTTCTTGCTCATGTCCCCAAATTCGTTCCGAAAACTCTTTGCCACTCCAGTTATAGGACATCACTTCGCGCATCGTGCTGTCGTCGAGTATTTGAACATTTGCAGGTATACCAGCCATCGCAAAGTCGTACATGAAATGATAGTACGAGTTGTGATATACATCGACCAAACCGGTATACGTGTAGTGTTGCAACCCGTTTTTTCCACCGTATAAATCCAGCATGATCATTTCGATTTGCGCATGAAGCAGTTCTAAACGAGAAATTCGAACGCGATAACTAATGGCGTTTAACAAATTTTCATACTGTGGATTTCCCTCGAGGGCCATGGCGCGAAATCGGACCAAATCGACTTTCTTAAATTCTTCGATTTCTTGAGACGTTAAAATCTTTTTAGCCTCATACAATGAAATTTTGTTATCTCTCGCATACCTTGCGTAAAATGCTTCAATCTGCTGCAAAATATCGCGCTGTGCTTCCTTCAATCGTTGCTGCATCTGCGCCAGGTATTTGTCGGCAATCAACTGCGCTTCCTGTTCTCTTTGCGCGGCACGCTGCGCCCAATACTCCCGGCTACTCATTCATGTTCCCATCCTTCGCTTGCTGCCGAAACGCTCCTTGATAGCCGTTATACATTCGCTCCTCTTCCTGCTGCTTCTTCAATCGTTCTTCCACTTGCTCCGTGTACCACGGATGATTTTCACGAATCGTCTGATCGTCAAGAATGCCAACCGACGCCTGGCAATTGGCGATCACTTCTGACTCGTTGATGATGATGTCGCGGTTGAAAATGATTTGAATCGGTTCGTTCGTGAAATCGCCTTTTCCGGTCATAAGCAAGTATTGGTCGATGAACCAAATCAATTGCTCAAGGCTGGACTGGAATTCGGTTTCGAGAATATTGCAGTCCATATCTAAATCCGAGTACCGGTATCGCAACGCCACGCCACTTGCGTTGCCTAAGTTTTCATCCTGGGTATCGACACCGCGACCGAATTCATAAATAGCTTTGCGGATTCGAAGCAGCTCTTTTTCCACTGCATCTGTTTGTAAATCAGCTTGTAGCTTACCTACATCTCCGTTTTCATCTAACTTTACCGCCCGATATCGGTTCAAATCGTTTAGAAATTCTTGTAAGTCAACGCCGCCGTAATTCACAAGCTTGTAGATGAAATTCGGAATATCTGCCAACAAGTCCGCGTTTACCGATGCTTGCAAATTGTAATCGTCAATCAATGACTTGATACAATCAATGAGTGGCTGCTCTTCTTCGTTATACTTAAATGGAATGAGTGGAATACGCTCCCACAAATATGGTTGATCATCGATCGTAAAATGAAAATTGGTTTCTACGCCGGCCAACACATCTGGAACGAGTGTGTCAGCTTCCAGCACATAGTATTTGATCCCTTTTGGATGGTGATACTCAACTTTCTTTTGTTTTTGCTTTTGCGTGTTCGTGTACACTACTTCTTCATACACACGAATAAACGACGCAATCTCCTCGTGATCGTTATCCTTCCAAAACGGAATAATTTGCTCGCTCGGAATCTTTTTAAACGCCAGCTCGCCTTGCTCGTCGATGTACACATACAAAAAAGCGATCCCCTTATTGATCGCTTCTTTGCCGAGATTTTTAATCACTTTGAGCAAACGCTTATCAAACATATCTTGCATGATTTTGCGATAGTCTTTGTTTTCTGTCGCAATCGTCGGCTCCTTTGAAAGCAAGTATCCGACTTTCTGATTTACGAGCTTCTTCACGAAATCATGCGCCAGCTTTTGATTCGAGCGCCACGTAATGTCTTGATTCTTCTTCTCGATATCCATTTTTGTACGATAATATCGCTCGCCAAGCAACATAAGCTGTCGCTGTTCGCTGGTTTCCCAGTCTTTAACCACAGCCGCCAAAAGCTGTTCATCCGTCATCATTCCTTTGGCCAACTCCGCCAATGCTCGCTCATGCCAAGGTGCTCGAAATAAATCTTCTATTAGCACGCGATCACCTCCTCTATTTCAAGATTGATACGGATGGCCGTTTCATATCATCTTCAAACGCATACCGTGTGGCATCGATCGTATGGTTATTTTTATCCTCCAGCTTTGGTTTTGGATTGCCGTCTGCGTCAACTTGGTAATCGATCGATTCAAACTCCCTCGCAATGTTTGGAGTGCGCTTCGGATCAATGATAATCGCTTCTAAGTCATCAAGCCACTTCTCGCCGTATTCCACGCTTCCCGCCCCCTTCTTAGCGCCTTTAATTCGCGGAATGCCGTGCTCTTTCTTCATCTCATCCACCGACTTTGGTTCGGCACTGTCCGCAATAATCGGTTCGAGATGATAGTTTTTTGCTTTGATTTTTTCGGCTGCTTCACGATTCGACAGCTTCACACCATATATTTCATCAATCGCATAAATCGTTCGCCGTGTTTTATCATAGTGCCAACGCACAAACGCAAACGGATCCACACCATAACCCCAGTCAATTCCCTGGCGGATGTTATCAAATCGTTTAATTTCACCGTCTGTAATCGTTCGAAACACCAAATTATCAAACGGCACCACACCACTACCAATTGGTTCACCAAGATATTCATGTCTATATTTCATTTCATTCGTTCGTTTCGTATGCTCCGCCTCTTCGATGAAATCCTTTGACAAAAACGGGTTGTCCAGATACGTTGAATGGTGGACAAAAGTATTTTCAGGGACAAATTGCGTTTCATACTTTTGATTGACCCAAGACTGTTTCCGTTTCGGCGGGTTGTAACTGTAAAAAAACGTATAACGTATTCCTGGCGGCAGCTGTCCGCGTAACACCGATTTTTCGATGACGGACACTTCTTCTTCCGTCTTAAACTCGGCCAGCTCCTCAATCCACATGATTGCCAGTGGGAACTTCGATGCTTTAATCGATTTGATTTTTTGTGGATCATCGGCGCCACGAAACAAAATACGGTTTCCTCTCGGTAGATAAGTAATCCGCATCGGATTGACTGTAACCTGAAAATACTCGGTCACACCTAATATCTCCATCGCTTCTTTCAACTGTTCCAGTACCGAATCCGCCAGCGTGTTCCCCACACGCCGAACAACTAACGCCGTAACTGGGAATCTCATAATAAGTAGCAACACCATCATGGCGATGTGCGTAGACTTTGCGCTCCCACGCCCACCTTTCATAACATAACGCAAGTAACACTGTTCTTTCACAAGCGCCCAGACCTTTTGGAATGTCGGCGTGAAGATTTCAGAAAGTCTAATCTGCTTCATCTATCCCACCAATGTCATCGATGATTTGGATGCCAAAATTTGCGTCGATTTGTTGGCGTTCGGTCCACATTGCAAATCGTTTTCCAAGCAAATCAAGTGCTCGGATTTTATCGGCTAACCGAATTTCCCTTTCCACCCCTTGGCCATTTTCTGTCGGAATGATTTTTACTTTTACACTTGCGATTGTAGCTGTATCATCAATCGTAGCGTCTTCACGAATGGTTGCATTTGTCATATCAATAAGGTCTGGAGCGTTCACAAATGCGATACGGGCCAATTCTCGCAAAACACGCTCTTGATTAACACCTGTCCGCTTTGAAAGCTCCGCCATGCGTTCGTCTATATACGCGCGAACCTTAACGTTTTTTAACAATCGTGAAGCTTGTTCAGCTGCGGTTTTCGGACTATAGCCAGCACGAATCGCAGCCTGTGTTCCATTTAAATCAATTAAATACTCCTCTACAAACCGTTTTTGCTTTTCTGTCAACTTTCGCATCTACATTCTCACCTGCCTCCAAATAAAAAAGCACCTCCGAAGAGATGCTTTACTTAGATATCTCAAAACTTTCTAAGCTATGAACTTTAGATTCTACTTTCTCAAATGCTTCGCGGTATTTTCTGAAAAACTCAACGGATGTACGGGTACCTCCCCATGGTGCGATTAGTTGACCTATTCTCTTTAATTCTAATTCCATACAAAAGCCTCCTTTCACCTACTTAATTAGACAAAAGGAATCATTTTCCTACATCATCCGTTCGACAAAACAAGACAAAATTCTTTGAAGGAAAAAACGATGCGTGTGTAGTATTTTTGATGACGAAGTCATCAAAAATACCGATAAATTACTTCCTCCTAATCGCCCCACGAACACGTTTATATTTCGGGCGATTGACTCCCATAATTTCTAACCAATCTCGTTTGCTCATTTTCTCCGTCTTTTTTGTATGATTTATTTTCTTTAGTTTTTGAATTTCATCGTTAGATAATTGTTCGTATAACTTAAACATCCCGATCACCCCAATGCGATAAAATAAGTGTCCGACTCAAAGCCGGACACTCGAAATGGGAGGAAATAATAAATAAAAAAGCAATCCGATTCGGATTGCTTTCATCCTAATTAGCTGATTATAAACTTTGTCACACTATCATCATAGCACTGTCCTATAGACCTGTAAATGACGTCTTTTTGACACGAACTGTCATTCATAGAATCTGATACTATCAACTCCAAATATCAGTGTTGACAAGGCTTTGCACGCTCGTTCTACATCTCGATAAACCGTTCGAATGTCAGTTTTATGACATGTCGCAATTTCGGCTGCTGTAAATTTTTTATCGGAAATGTACAAAAGATATATTGTTTGATAACTTCGCTTGTCTTCTTCTTTTTCAGACAAATCACACATCACTTTATAAACTGCCAACATTTTATCGATGAACTTCACCATCGCCATCGTTCGTTCTTTACTGCGTTTGATCGATTCAATCGCTAGTTCCTCTTTCCCCCACTCGTCCAACTGCAAATGCTCGTCTAAATTTTTCAGCTCTTGAGGGATTGATTCGCAATGACGTTTAAAATTTCGGTAGTTTCTTAAAAGCAATTTTGTATTTCGTAAACGACGATCACGTTTCTCTTTTTCTTGTTTTTGTCTTTCTTTTTCAAGATGTTCTAAAACTGCTTGTGCGGCGATTTTCGAAATCGTCTCTATTTGCTTTTCACTTAGTTTCACGTCATGCACCCTCCTGCACCTTTTCAATTCTCGCTTTCAACGCTTGCAACAAACGTTCTTGTGTGCTTGATTTATCTGATAAAGCAGCTACCACGTCTTCATCCACTCCCCCTTCAACCACTAAATGGTGAACGATGACTTTTTCAGTTTGTCCTTGCCGGTGAAGACGTTTGTTTGCTTGCTGATAGAGTTCCAAACTCCAATTAAGTCCAAACCAAATGACGTGATTTCCTCCTTGCTGCAAGTTTAGTCCGTATGCCGTGCTTGCTGGGTGGGCTAGTAAAATATCAATCTGTCTGTTATTCCAATCTGTTTCGTCTTGCGGTGTCTTTAGCTCTCTTACCCTTAAACCTGTTTTGGCCAAAGCTTTTATCAAACGATCTTTGTCGTGTTGAAAATTGTAAAACACCAAGGCAGGTTTCCCATTCAATCCTTCAATCAACTCCATAAACGCTTCAATCTTGCAGTCATGGATATTGACGATGTTTCGATCTTCGTCATAGACGGCGCCGTTGCACAGCTGCAGTAACTTGTTTGTAAGAACCGCGGCGGATCCGGCGTCAATCGTGGCGCCATCCACTTGAAGAAGCATTTCAGTTTCCAACTTGTTATAGGCTTTTTTGGCTTTACTGTCTAACTTGACCGGCACTGTATTGTAGATGATATCCGGCAATTCTAAATAGTCTTCTGCTTTCATACTGACGCAAATATCACCGATGAGATTTTGAATCGCTTGGTCGGCCCCGGTTTTCGGTGCATATGTAAATACTCGATCGCGATTCCGTTGGTCCGGCTCGAAATACCGTTCCCGGAATCCGGTGATGGTTTTTCCCAGCCGTTGTCCGCCATCCAGCAGGTACACTTGCGCCCAAAGATCCAACAACCCGTTTGGCGCCGGCGTCCCGGTCAGTCCCACCATCCGTTTGATGTGGGGCCGTACCCACTTCAACGCTTTGAATCGCTTGGATTGATGGTTCTTGAAAGACGAAAACTCATCGACGACGACCATATCAAACGGCCACTGATTCCGATAATACTCGACTAACCAAGGCACGTTCTCCCGGTTGATGACGTAGATATCGGCTGGTGTGTTCAGTGCCCGGATCCGTTTGTTTTCAGATCCCAAGCAAACGGAAAAACGCAACAACTGCAAGTGATCCCACTTTTTCGCTTCTCGGTCCCACGTGCTTTCGGCTACCTTCTTCGGTGCGATGACTAGCACTTTGTTGACCGCAAATCGATTGTATTTTAGATCATTGATGGCGGTTAACGTAATAACCGTCTTGCCAAGGCCCATATCCAAAAACAAGCCGAGCGCGGGCGTGTTTAGTAGTCGATTGATACAGTATCGCTGGTATGCGTGCGGTATAAACTTCATTCTCCAACACCTCTATCCGTAACACTTGATGAATTCATCTACTTGTTCTTTGCTGTCTATGACTAAAACCGTACATCCCAAATTTGTTAGTTTTCGATGCTGCGCCAGTTGCAACTTTGTCGGCTTTTTCCTTGGCGCTTTCAACTCAACAAAGATGATACGGCCGCCCGGAAAAACGACAATGCGGTCAGGCACTCCTGCATTCCCTGGCGATTCGAATTTGTAGGCAATGCCCCCGTGTTCCTTCACTCGTTTGCGTAGATATTCTTCAATCTCTTTTTCTCTCACCGACCAATGCCTCCTTGCTTGTCTACTTTGTCTACTTTGTTTCCATATGCGCATATATAGTGTAAAAATAGGGCGTTAGGCAGTATAAACACGCTCCTAATTTCTCTAAATCCTCTATTTTTTTATTTTCTTTTATATAAGGTATACAAAGTATACAAAATATAATAAAAATAGCTGTATCAAGGAATTGGGCGTATACTTTCTTGTATACTTTCTCATTTTTTCAAAGTATACAAGGTATACGTTACCTTTTTTTGGTAAGTATACAAAACAAGTCAAAGTATACTAAGAAAGTATACAAACGCACGTTCTTATTTCGTGCGGATATATCCACCTTTTATTAATCCGTAAGGCCCGTATCGATAAGGATTTTTCTGCTTTTGCCACCCTTCGATTTTGTCTAGTATATCGTTGATGGCCATTGTATCAGATCGTTTCATATTGCGAATTTCTCCACCCAAGCATTCTACCCATATCTCGGCTGCGCAGATTCGATCTCGTTCCACTGTTTCGGTTTCAATCTTGCCGAATTCCGATGACCAGTAGAGTCTTCTTGACCCGATATCTCGTTTCTGCCAATCAACTGGCACTTTTCGTTCCACGAATTCTCGAATCATGCCTTCTCTTGGATCCTGCTCAGCATGTCCTTCCTGTTGTCTTTTCGCTTCTTCCTCAAGTTCGCCACTTAGAATCAGCGACTCGCCCAGCCGCCAATACATCACGGCTTCTGCCCACAACTGATCCACTTCCCCATCTAAGTCGGTGAAAACATTTTTAGTTGGTTTTTGTATGCCTACATCAACTGGCCAAAAACGTCTACCGCCGGTCGAATCCTTTAAATAGTCATATCGGTTGCTAGTTCCAAAAAACACGCAGCGTCTCGGGTGTTTTTCAGCTTTTCTTGCATAAGCCGCCCGGTATTGATCCTCCGTCCGGCTTAAGAAGCCTTTAATCACATTCAAATCCGACTTGTTATAAGCGCTCATTTCTCCAATCTCTACAATCCAGACCCCTTGCAGCAACTCCACGGCTTCTTTTCCTTCAAAGGTCTCAATACTGTTGGAAAACCAAGATTTCCCCATTTTTTGAATGAGAGTCGTTTTTCCTAATCCTTGCGCGCCGGTTAAAACGGGCATGGTGTCATATTTAATGCCTGGCGTCATCGCTCTTGCGACTGCAGCAACAAAAGATTTACGTGTAACAGCCCTTGTATAAGGCGTATCAGCCGCCCCTAAGTAATCAATAAATAAAGTATCTAATCGTTTAACCCCATCCCATTTTAAGCTGTTTAAATAGTCCACCACAGGATTAAATCGGTTCTTAGAAGCACATTGATTCAAAGCATGTTCGAGCTTTTCGCGCGACTGAAAGCCTAGTATTTTTTCAATATATATGGCCAGCCCGGAATCATCCTTGCCGGTCCACCGGAACATCCCTGTTTCATCTTCCCTTGGCGCCCATGGAAACGGGGCTATTCCGACAATCGTATCAGAAAACGTATCCAACCGTATTTTCCCTTTTAGTTGAGGATCCCCTTCCATTGCGATCAGAATGTTTTCAATCGTTTTCAACGGTTGGCCTGTAGTTGGACTAATTTTGAGCTTTCTAATCCAGTTCAGGTCGTTTTCTTTCGCTGGAACATGTTCATCCGTTTTCCCAAAATCCTCTAAAGCTCTTTCATACCGTTCCTGGTTGATGATGGCCGCCACGCCCGCATCGTTCAAGGCAAACGCGCACATCTCCGTAAACGAAGGCAAGCGATTGGTCGGGGTATCCGGTTTCACTTCGTCATCAAGATCGCCAAACTTGTGCAAACGGACTAGGTCAAAGGCGTTGACTAACCGACCACTGCAAGGGTCGGTGGCGTGGTGGGAATAAAGAAACAGTCCATTTTCATACACAACAGCACCGCCGACGGTTGAACCGGCAACATAGGTGTATCTGTTCATATCGCTGTCAACCGGCTCATAAACGCCAGGGAGAAACTTTTCAATCGCTTGATGGATGTTGTACTGGCGGCAAAACGCCCCGACGACGCCTGATTTTTCAAGAGGATTGCCTTGCTTGGCCGCCAGCCGAACATGTTTGGATTCATCTCCCGGCACTTGCGGCCATTCGTCGATATTCCGCCAATCGTTGTATAACGAGAGCAACCCGTCTACATCAAGAAATGGCTTGTCTGCGTACTGGAATACATATTGACTATCTGCACAACAAGATGGCCAATACATGAGTCGATGCGCTTGAAATGTGGTTGGGTCCATGAACTGAATACCAATGATAGAAGCTAGTTTTCTTGCCAACGGCTCATATTCATCGGCTGTGGCTGTTCGGTTCAACGGGACAATCACCCGTAAACGCGGTTTTGCTTCTTCATGTTTACGGGTGCTGTACACCGCATACGCGCAGCCGAGCCCTTCAAGACGACGTAACACGTCATTCGTGCCACCGGCAGGAATGTTATCCATATCCAACGTGATCAAGTCCCTGCCGATGACGTGATTGGCTTTTCGGCGATTGTTGGCCAGTTTCCCGCCAACAAACCCACCGACGTCTTTCAATTCATCCTGTTCACGTTTGGGTAATTTGAGGTATTCCGCCAGGGTTTCCGTACCTCGTACGGCTGTACGGAGCCTGTCCACCATCTCTGACCAATACAGCGTTTGAGCTGGCCATTGCGTGGCTTTTCGATTCCCTGCAGCTGATATTGTGATTTGTCTGTCGTATTGCATAAAGGATCACCTAGTTCTTTTTACTGTTTGGAGACTGCTTCTTGAGTTCTTGGACTAGCATATCAAACACGGCTTCTTTCGAGATTCCGTGTTTTTCTGATAAACATTCCACTCGAGCCTTTAAATATCCAATGGAGTACCATAATTTTTGTTCTTGAGTAATCGGTTTGAGCATTGCCTTCCCTCTCTTTCCTGTATGAGATTTGCCAATTACATATCATCTTCGTACTACGTATCATCGTTTGTTTTATTCCTCTCTCTTCCCCTTCATGAACTCCAAATAATGCTCCCGGATTCTCCATGCCATCTTTGACCCAATTCCCGGGATTTCTTCCAATTTTCCAAGCCACTCCAATATAATTTTTGTATCCAATTCATTTTGTCGCTTGGCTCCTGCGTCAAATCCACGATTCCATGCAGTCATGATCTCTAGGCGAAAGGGAGAAGCTGTTTCCTCCCTCTCACGTTTGATTTTGCGTCGCAGGCTCATCAATACCCACTCTCCTGGCGCTGGTGATTCACCGTATTCTTCTGCATATAGGCTTTCTCAATCTGCTCCCAGGTGAAACCGAGCATCTCACCAAGTCCAATGTAAGCATTAAACAAACGACTATAACCATGTGCCCAATAAGCGCTAGCATAAAGATATATTGCAGCAAACTGTTCGAATACTGTTGCTTGCTTAATCGGATGAATAGTCATACATTGATATAGAACGCCTTGCTCTAGTCCGATAGACAGAAGAAAATGTAAACCGTCAACATATTCAACCAGTGCTTTTTCGTAATTGTTTTTCTTATTGCTCCAAAATTTAAAGATTTCCGGTAATTCGTTGGCCAGTTCACCCAACTCTATGAGAAAGGCCATTATTTTTTTAGGTATCAACTCTTCTTCTCCGAGACCTTTTTCACGAATAATCCGTTCATCCAAATGGCGCTGCAACTCAAACAATTTTTGAAGGTTCACTGTTTATTCGCTCCTTTCACACCTGTAAAATAGTTGTTCCAGTCATCGCTTATCCCTGATGAACTCTCCTGTTCCCCAAACGTCCAGTCGGCTTATTCGTCTTTCTACCGAATTACCACTACGACCTAACAATTCACCAATTTGTGCGTAAGTGTAATCTCCTGTTTTAAAAAGAGAGATAGCTTTTTTGTCTTCCTCTGGCGTCCATTTCTTACCCTCGTTGGCAGGTCTGGAACGGTCAGATTTTCTCTTTTGTACAAGCCAATCAGGGTCATTAATCCATAAGGAACCTTTCATTTTTCTACTATCCCATAAATCTAGGTTTTCTTTTAAAAACCTTTCCAACTCTTCGAGCTCTATTAAATAAATTTTTCGTTTCGCTTTCGCAAGACTAAAACGAAGAAGACCTTTTTGAACCCAATTTAAGACGCGTTTAATATCCACCCCGAGCAAATCAGCAACATTTTGTGCAGTTAAGAAGTGGGAGTTTTTTATACACCCACCTAATCCCATACGTTTAGCTTTAACGTTTACTGCGGTCACGGTGCGATTTAGTTTTTTTGCACAATATTCACGGCCTTTGTGCCAGTTATTTGCTAAAAACTCTTTCTCTTCTTCTGTCCAAGTGGATCCCCTCATGAGAGCATCTCCTTTATATACATGGTACGGAATTTTAAGAAAGAGCTTCGAATTCTTGATGAAACGACCTGGCTCGAAACTCCTTTTGATTCAGCCATTTCCTTAAATTTATGACCGTTGATGTAATCTAAAATATCTTGTCTCTGCTGATTAGAGAATTTCTTAAACAAGCTATCAATTACAATTCGGTCAACGGTTTCCTCTGTGAACGTTTCTTCTTGCCCAATTAGTTCCATAAGCTCCGTTCCCTCCCCATCTTTGTCTATGACAAGCTGATGGAGACTCATTATGGATTTAATTTGGGAAGTTTCCCGATCAAATTTAGGTTTGTGTTTATTGTGATAAGCTAATAGAGAGTAATCAATATATTTGACAGCAAGTGCACCAAAAGGGATTGGATATTTAGAAGAGTCGTATTTTCTATATGCTTGCCATAAAGCGATTGAAGCAACTTGGAACAATTCATCAAATTCATATCTATAAGTAGTAGACCAAGAATAAGCTTTCTTTTTAAGTAAGTTTTGATAGCGCTGAAAAACTTGTTCAAAAGACATTGTTTGAATACTACCTTTTCGCAGTATAATGTCTTTTAAGTCAGACATTATAAGCGCTCCTTTCTGTCTATCCCTCCAACGGGAATGTTTTGAAAGTTGGAAAAGAAAGAGGATAAATCATACAGTTCTAAACAACCTTTAGAATGAGTGTCGGTTTGGTATTCGATACATAATCGATTAGACGATGTTATAATTTGAAATGTAAAAGGTTGAATCTTTTTCATAAAAGATTGATAGATTTTAAAATCAATCACCAGATTCGTGCCGTTAATTTTTACCGGTAAAACATTTGTCGGCGTATAAATCCGTTTTAGGTTATATAATTCTTGCAATTTCTTTTGTTCGTATTCGTTCAAATACTTTTTCCGTTTTCGTTCTGATTCATAGATTTTTATTTTTCTTTTGACATTTTCAAGGTGCAGTTTCATTTCTGACTTTAAATTTTCAAAGTTACCGCTTATGATTTTCAATGAGAGCACCTCCTTTAATACATCCGAATCGGTAATATAAGAATGAGTAATGAACCATCTTCATTCTCAATTCGTAAGGGTTTGAGACGGTCATAAAATTTCAAAACAACTGTTTTAGAATTACTAGCTTTGATTAGTTTTAGAGCATCGAGCAAATATTCAACGTTCATATACACATTAAATTGAAAGATTGGTAATGAGTAAAAGATTTTTAGTTCATGCGAAACAAAACGAATATGATCCTCTTTTAGTTCACAAATAACAAGCTCTTTCGCCAAACGTCCGACTGAATATATAATGTCTGTAGCTGTTAAAATTTCTGGCAAATCAAGCTTTACTTCTTGTCCAGGTTCATCTTCTCTGAAAAACCGTGAAATATCTGGATATGCCGTTTTAACTTTCTTTCCGTCCGGCGTGATAATCGCTTCATCAGTACGATCATGTATCCTCTTCGCCAGGTAAATGCGAATTGCATCACTTACAACCGCATCGCCGTTGGCAAAGTGTTTTACCCCAATCAAAGCTGGATTTTTCTCTTTGACGCTTTCTTTGATGCTTTTCGTTACTTTAGCAGCGTGTTTCATGAATGTTTCGTATGCGAGCATTTGCATCAGTCCTTTCTGTAGAATTCTGAAATAAAACCTTCAGCTTTTAACGGTAGACCTGGCGCCCATTCAATCGGCGCGCCCATTATCGCGGCGATTCGGTCCAGGTCTGCTTTCTCTTTTGGAACTTCTAACACGACTTCGTCGTGAATATGCATGACAGTTTGATAGCCTGCTAGGCTTAGACGTTTCAAGCTTTCGGCCAAGCAATCCCTTGATATGGCTTGCACCACGTTTTCCACGAGTTTCCCGCCATACGTAGAGATTCTTTCCCATTTCTTAGAGGTTTGGTTCAAGCCATAATAATACAAAGCTTCTTTCCCAAATTCGTTTTCTGCCAAAAACGGTTTGGCGTAGAATAATTTCCGTCCACTTGGCAAGGTGATTGTTAAGAAGTCTAAACCGTTGATGATGTCACTTTCTCTTGCAAGAATTAATCCTTTTACCCCTGCCGGCTGCCCCGTTCTCATGACGGAAAGCGCTGCATTCTCTAAGCTGTACCATAAATCAACAATGCGTTTGTTCGAAGCCCGCCAGCGCCGCACAATGTCCGGAAGTTCTTCTTCCGTTAGTCCCATATCTAAAGCGCCCATTGAGATTAACGCGCCAGACCCGCCCTGGTAACCTAATGCAAGTTCGGCCACTTTTCCTTTTTGTCGCAACTCGTACTCTGGATTGCCCTTTTTAATGAGTTCAATCGGGACACCAAACATTTGGGAAGCCGAAGCTTCATAAATTTTGCCGTGTGTATTAAACACGTCTAGCCGCCATTGTTCACCGGCTAGCCATGCAATGACTCTCGCTTCGATTGCGCTAAAATCGCAGATGACAAAGATGTTTCCTTCACTCGGAACGAACGCTGTTCGTATGAGTTGTGAAAGTGTATCGGGAACATTTCCGTAGATGAGTTTCAGAGCTTCATATTTCTTTTGTCTCACCAATTCTCTAGCATGAGACAGGGTTTCAAGATAGTTCCGAGGAAGGTTTTGCACTTGGACAAGTCTGCCTGCCCATCGACCAGTTCTGTTGGCTCCATAAAATTGGAGAAGCCCTCTTACTCGTCCATCCTCACAAACTGCCTCTTTCATTGCTTGGTACTTCTTTACACTTGTTTTGGCCAACTCTTGACGTATTTCCAGCACTCTTTTGACATTGCCGGTTGTTTCCTTGATGAGTTTTGATACGGTTTCTTTTTGAAGGTTGTCCACATTCACACCTTGACCGGATAACCATTTCATCACCTGTTGAGCACTGTTCGGGTTGTCTAGCCCCGTAATGGATACGGCTTCTTCCATCAATTGAGTTGTGGCTAACTGATCTATATAAAGAGCTCCATCTACCATTTGTTGATCGATTTTCACGCCATAAACGTTGATAAACTGATCCAACTCCCACATCTTCTGTTCATGATGAGGAACTGGGAAATTTGATAGTCTTCTTTCAATCTCTTTTTCCACTTCGACGTCTTGCCGGCAGTATTCTTTGAAAAGGTCCCACTTCTCTGGTTCATGGTGTGGAAGTGTTCTCGTTCGCCCTCCGTTCTTTTTGTTTGGAGTGGTTGGTGTGCAAAACAACTTAATCAGGGATGAGCCAATGGACATTTTTTGCTTTTCCTGTGGCAGTCCTAAAGCTTTTGCTGTCGCATCCAGTCCAGCTGTGTATCCGCAATACAGACCATGAATCATCGTGCAACGCCACTGCTCGAGTGGCGTATGAAAAAATTTACTCAAACAGTACCATTCAAAAGCTGCATTGTAAGCGTGCTTAGTGACCTTCGGATCGCCAAGTGCAGTAATGATATCCATTGGTATTTGCTCGCCTTGTGCCAGGTCAATAACTTTCGTTTCGCCACCATTGACTGAATAGGCAAAGAGTAGGATTTCAAAGTCAGGGCTCTGAACATATTTGTAGAGCCCCGATTTTTGAATGTCTACGGATGAATACGTCTCGATGTCGATGTTGAGTGTACGGATCATATTCCGTACACTCCACCGTTAATAGGTTGTCCTGTAATAGGATCATATTGTTGTGGTTGTTGTTGATATCCCGGTGCATAACTTGGCGGAACTTGTTGATACGGTTGTGCCGGTTGTTGCATACCGTACGGCATTTGAGCTTGAACATTTGGTTGTGGTGCAGGTCCCCCGAAATCATCTTCCGCAGCTGGTGCAGCTGCCCCTAACGGCTCACCGTCGCGCGTTTTCTGCACGTTGGTACTGATGTAGCAGCCAATGCCTTTTTTCCCTGCTTGGTTGTATGGTGCAAAATTGACGGCAATGCGGCCATACATACCGGAATAAATTTCAGTTGGATCCATGATCGGATTCAAATGAATGTCCACGATTTTTGGCGGTTGGTCCACTTTCGATGTTGCCGTGAACACCCAATGTCCTTTGCACTCTTCACCGAACGGCATGCCATCTGATGGACGCACACCGTCCCCATCATAGATTGGGATGGCCACAACTGGAGGAATGACCCCACTCCAGCATTTTTGCTTACCAATTTCTTTGGCTGCTTGAATGGCTGCATCGATTTTTTGCTTTGTCATAACATCAGACTTTGGAAGAAGAATTGTGACGCTATATTTCGGCTCTCCTCCGAACTGATTTTCACGCGGTTTTAATAGATTGACGTAAGAGAAACGGACTTCTCCAGTTACAACACGAGTTGGATTTTGATTTGCCATACTATCACTTCTCCCTTTCGTTTTAGTGTTTTATTGAAAATCATCTGCCGCATCAGGTGCAGCAGTAATTGCTTCACGTTTGTCCGAGATTGGAACGAGAGCAGGTTTACCAGGTGTTTTTACAACAAAACCAGGCTCTTCTAGCAATCTAGTAAACTCTGCTTTCTTAAGCACTTTTTCAATTTTGGCAACAGTTAAAGGTACACGTTCATAAAGCATTGCTTCATCGATACCATTTTGTTTAAGATGCTCAAATGCTTTATCTAAATCGGCAAATTGCCGTGTACTTCTTCCCTCTACCGCTTTCCATCCAGGAATCTCATTGCCTTTCAAACATTCAGCAAGAGCGTATTCTTTTAAGTCCTTCACCCATGCTTCAATGTGTTGCGCCTTTTCTAAAATAGCCCCTACCTCCTCATTGCTGATAAGAGGTGGTTTCATCAACTTGAAGTCCTCGAGAGCTGTATATTGATCAGCTCTTGCTCGGCATTGCGCTTTGGCACGACAGAATTTGCAATGTTCTCCTGGAACAAAATCCCCCTCACCGTTGAACGCTTTTTGTGCAATCGGCTTAATTTCTTCGCCCCAAGCCAACAACTCGTCGATAGAAAGAGACCATTCCGAAATGCTGTCTAATCTCGGCTGCACAATGGTTAAGTGAACATGCTGAATAGGATATAGCAAACTGTATTCCAAATAAGCACCAAGAGCGTACAGTTTCATCTGCGGATTGTTTTCAGCACTCACAGGAACGCCTTTACCATACTTAAAATCGGTGACATACAGATGTTCACCGTGAATGATGATGCAGTCACAAGTACCGAACCCGCCAGGCGCATAGGCACTGTAATCCACTCTTTTTTCTACGGCTACATACGGTTTAGATGGAAAAGCGAGCGTAATCTCTTTCAGATATTCAAGGTAGGTGTCGGTATGTTTCAGCATTTCTTCCTGGAACAATTCGTGCTTTTTGAATTTGTTCAGTTTCGCAGAGAAAGAACGTTGGCTCATAGGTTCAATGAAATATTTTCGTAATTTGAGTTCAGCAATTTCATGGGCTAATGTCCCTTCCTGGGCATATGGCGACGTGGTATCCGGGAATTGTTCCTCGAGTCGAACACTTGGCGTGCAAGCCAGCCAGCGATGGGCGGCGCTGGCCGACAGGAGTGCGTGTTCTCGTTCAGCATGCGCGATAGCTGCCATTAGATTTTTGCCCCCATTTCACGCAATTTCGTTGCAAAAGCACCGTATTGCTCTTTTGGAAGTGCGGTCAAAGCTTGTACACCAAAAGAGGAAAGCAGTTGAACTAGTTCTTCACGTCTACCGGCATCGACAAGCTGTGTTGCGGCTACTGCTAGTTGATCTAGCGTGTAGCTCGGTGCTGAAGTCGGCACCGGTTGCGGTGCTTGTTGTACTGGCTGTTGCACTAGTTGTTCAGCTTGTTGTGTAGGCTGCTGTGCTGGTTGTTGCACTGGTGTTGTTGGTGCAGCTGTAGGTACTGCTGTTGGTACGGATTGTTGTACAGTCGCTTGTTGCGCCGGTGTTAATTGAGTTGTATTTCCAATTGGAGATGCTGGTGCTGTAGGTGAAGAAGCTTTAGCATTTTCAAGTACTTCGGTTGCTTTTGCAATACTCCCTGTTCTACGGTCCAACGCACTTGCTAGAGCTAAAATAGATGCCGCGAGTTCCGGCGCTTTAATTTCAATTGTGATATTCATACTTTCACCCTCCTACATGAATGAGTTAAAATGAAATAAACGGTTTATTTTCTCAAATGCTTCGCGCTTCTGATACAGCGCGGTAAAGTTGCATAACAAAAGGCTTCTGTTTTTCAAATTGTTCATCGCGTGTAGCTGGAATCCCATAGGCGCTTTCCAAATCCGTCATGAGATTGGCCAACCGAACATTTTTCACTTGGTCCGGGCAGTTGCAACCCACGATTTCTTTCAAACGATTCGTATACTGAAGCATTTCACCGACCATCAATGTTGCTCACCTTCTTTCACCCTCGCTTCCAACCCTGCGTAGAGTGGCCAGCCGTCGCGAGACATCGTATTTCGTGCTTGGTCATACGTGATCGGGTGATACTTCTCACCGTCGAACACTTCGATGATGTATGTTTCATCCAGCACGATTTCGCCCTGCTTCGTCTCAAGTGAAACGGTGTCACCGTCGACGATGAGTGTGCCGAGTGTGTACTGCTCAAGAAATGCGTCAATTTCACGCGTTGTGCGTTTGATATGATCGCCTAGCATTTGCGGTCAACTTCCTTCAATTTCTTTTGGTTTTCTTTTACCATCCTTACGTAAATTTCTATAAAACGATCTAAAGCTTCTTTTGACGGCTCTTTCCTTGCCCCTACGCATCGTACGATTACTTCTGGTTGTTTTTTCATGGTGACCATCTCCTTTATAGGAGATGTATGCAAAAGGCTGCTGTGTACAACATTATGAATTACTGACAAATTATCACCTCGTTCTTGTACTATTTACCTTTTAGGCTGTTCGCGCGCGATTGTTCTTCCGAAAAAATTCGGATTCTTTACCAAAAAAAATATTGTCCACTGGCACCCCATAAACTTCTTCAATTTTGATAAAGAATTTTCTAGGCACATTCGAAGAATCCCGTTCATATTTGGCTAATGTATCCTTATTAATACCAAATAATTTAGAAGCTTCAACTAGTGTTAACCCTGCATTTACTCTCGCCGCCCGTAAAGTAATCTGCAATATTTTCACCTCCTTTTTTCTGCTTGGTTATATATTATCCGAGTTTTTTCGGAATGTCAACCGATTTTTCTCGGAAAAAAAATAATTTTTATGCGGTATTTTTCGAGTTTTTTCGGAAAAAATATTTACTTTCCGCATATTTTCGGATATCATATGGGATAGAATGGATAGAGAGGAGGTGTGATAGTTGATTGACAGGGATTTACCGCTTAAACAAACTATATCTGAAAACATCAAACGCTTAATGAAAGAAAGAGGTTGGACACAGTTAAAAACTAGCGAGGTATCAGGTATTTCTAAAAGTACTTTATCTGACTATATCAATTGCAAAACTTTAATTAACCCGGGCAATGTTGAAAAGCTAGCCAAAGCGTTTAACGTGAAAAAATCAGATATTGATCCTAGCTTTAATATGGAATCGACCGGGGATTTAAAAAGAAAATCTGCTGCTCTCAAATTCACCAAACTTCCTATTGTTGGGGCGATTAGTTGTGGAGACGGCATACTTGCATATCAAGAAATCGAGGGTTATGAGGATGTTCCCTCAAGTTGGTTAAATGGCGGTGAATATTTCTTTTTGCGTGCCAAAGGCGATTCTATGATCGGTGCGCGTATTATGGATGGAGATTTATTACTTATTCGTCAACAAGATGATGTAGAAAACGGGGAGATTGCAGCAGTACTTATTGAAGGGGATGCTGTTTTGAAAAGGGTCTATAAAACAAACGGAACTGTCATTCTACAGAGTGAGAATCCGAAATACCCACCCATCGTGCTGCAGAAAAACAATATGAAGGACATTCGCATTATCGGAAAACTGAAAAAAGTAGTATTAAATTTTTAGCGCTAAAAATTAATTTAATAAGAAAAGAGCAACTCGTTATGTTGCTCTTTTTTAGCTAGCGCGGAACACGCAGCGCAATTTATAATCTGTTTTCCCGTTCGCATCAATGGCTTGGTTTGCATTTTTATCCATAAAATCAATAAACTTTTCTAAAGAAAGGGGCGATTTATCAAACGCTCCTGCAGGTGCTTTCTTGGCTACGTCTACACCAAAGGAGTACAACACCTGTTGATTTGGCACTGCGTTCGTATCAACCACATTAAATGAGCTGGCGATAATCGGCAGCTTAAAATGGGCAGCGAATCGGTGCATAAAATAGGTGAATTTATAACCGTCTTTTGTCACCGCCTCAAAATTCATTTTTTCAATTTCCAGATTATCAAAGGTGGCGATAAAACTACCTGCGTAGTTACTCGATTTTTCTAAATAAAACTCACCTTTAACAGAAAGAGTTTTGTTTAGGAACGGAACAATTTCTTTTTCAAACGTTTTGATATCTAGCTGCTTGTGTTTAACGATGAAATCATCTGCCTCTTTCACCATTTGTTGTTCGGGCGAGAGTTTAGGTTCAGTTGATGTTGCATCTTCTCTACCAAAAATTAGAGCTAGAACTGTGAATGAGATCATAAGAGTTAGAACGACAACCCACATGATTTTAACGAATTTCTTTAAACCGCTCATACAAGATCCCCCTATGTTTTGCAGCTTTTACTCTTTTATTATAGGGGCTTATTAACTATTTTTCTATCATTTTCATAGGAGGGCAACAAATGAAAGTAGCCATTTACGTAAGGGTCAGTACAGATGAACAAGCGAAAGAAGGATTTTCCATCCCTGCTCAAAAAGAACGACTACGTGCGTTTTGCGAAAGCCAGGGATGGGAAATTGTTCATGAATATATAGAAGAAGGCTGGTCCGCGAAAGATTTAGAAAGACCGCAAATGAAACAACTGCTGAAAGACATAAAAAAAGGGAATATAGATATTATACTGGTTTATCGATTGGATCGATTAACCAGATCAGTTTTAGATTTGTATCTATTACTTCAGACGTTTGAAAAATACAATGTGGCATTCCGTTCTGCAACTGAGGTATATGACACGAGCACTGCAATGGGGAGACTATTCATCACTCTTGTTGCTGCATTAGCTCAATGGGAACGCGAAAATCTTGCCGAGCGCGTGAAATTTGGTATCGAGCAAATGATTGATGAAGGAAAGAAGCCTGGTGGACATTCTCCATATGGGTATAAATTTGATAAAGATTTTAATTGTACAATTATTGAAGATGAAGCAAATACAGTCCGTATGATTTATCAATTATACTGTGATGGGTTTGGATATAGAAGTATTGCAGATCGACTAAATAATTTAGGAATCAAACCACGAATTGCAAAAGAATGGAATCATATTTCAATACGTGATATTTTAACCAATGATATCTATATCGGCACGTATAGATGGGGAGATAAAGTGATACCAAACAATCATCCTCCTATTATCAGTGAAACTTTATTCAGAAAAGCTCAAAAAGCAAAAGACAAAAGAGCTGTAGATAGAAAAAGGGTTGGCAAGTTCATTTTAACTGGTCTTTTACATTGTGGTAATTGTAACGAACATAAAATGCAAGGTTTTTATGATAAACGCGATCAAAAAACGTACTATCGTTGTTTAAAATGCAACAGGATTACACATGAGAAAAATATTTTAGAGGCGCTAATTACTGAGGTTCAGCAATTGATCACATCCAAAGATTATTTCATTTCCAAGTTTTCTCATCAATTTGAAGAAACAGAAACAATCGATATTTCTTCTTTAACAAAAGAGTTGGAGAAAATAAAAAGACAAAAAGAAAAATGGTACGATTTGTATATGGATGAAGATAACCCTATTCCTAAAGATGATTTGTTTGCAAGAATTAATGAACTAAACAGCAAAGAAAAAGAGATCTATGAAGTATTGAATGAATTTGAAATTGAAGATAAGGAATCAGTTGACGAAAAATATAATCGATTAAGCCAAATGTCAGATTTTAAACAGCAATTTGAACAAGCGAACGATTTCACTAAAAAAGAACTGCTCTTTAGCATTTTTGAAAAGATCGTGATATACAGGGAAAAAGGGAAACTCAAGAAAATTACTCTTGATTACACCCTAAA